TTTGCCCGTCAGATGGCAACACTGGTTGACTTTGCCACAGAGAAAGAAGCAAAGCAACTTAAGATCGACCTTAATGCATATATCCGCGATGGTGATGAAGTGGTTGCGGAGGAGTTTGCTAACTATCAGTTGGTTCGGTTGTGGTGCTTGGTTGAGAACATTAAAACAGAGTACATGAAACTCATGAGAGATAATTTCAAGGTTGATTGCTTCTTAGGTAATGAATATGTAGATGGTGAGGGATATGTCATGACAGGTGAGCATGGCACATATAAATTAGTCAACCGATGGGTATTCAGTCATTATAACTTTAATATCAGTCGTTCGTGATACAGCAGTTCCCCGCCGTCGGTTGATGCCGGCGCGGTGCGCGTAACCCCCCCGTATATAAAAACGCATAACTACCCTAAGCTATAAACGACCCAAAACGCTAACACAATATCACGAATACAAAAAATTTTTTTCATATATAAAAACGACCACAAGGTTTTGTCATAATGAAAAAAAATCTCGACAATATTTTTTCGACCATAGAGATCGATCCAGTAACTGATCGGTACCATATTACTGTTCCGGAGCAAATTATAAATGAATTTGATTGGTATGAAGACTTACAATTAAAATGGAATATAGATGTTGATGGAGTCTATCTTGCAGAAATAGAGGATAATTGACAAGCACTATATAATAGTGTATGATATGAATGTAATTACAACACATTATGGCAAAAGGATTTACAGTAAAAGCAAAGACTCCTTCCACACAGAAAAAACCAGAATGGGACTATGATAAGGCAAGAGAATTAGTAAAAGGCAAGAGCGTTGTCTTTTGTTTGCCAGGTCGGGGAGTATCTTTCACATTTTTAAAAGCATTTGTTCAACTTTGTTTTGATATAGTACAATGCGGCGGGTCGATTCAGATATCTCAAGATTATTCATCAATGGTTAATTTTGCAAGATGTAAGTGTCTCGGAGCAAATGTTCTTCGAGGACCAAATCAGATTCCATGGGATGGAAAATTAAAATATGATTATCAGTTATGGATTGATAGTGATATTGTTTTTAACAGTGAGAAGTTCTGGCAATTATTATTAATGGATAAAGAAATTGCAGCAGGTTGGTATTGCACCGAAGATGGTAGAACCACATCTGTAGCACATTGGTTAGAAGAGGATGATTTTCGTAGCAATGGTGGTGTAATGAATCACGAAACACTCGAAAGTATATCCAAGCGTACAAAACCTTTCACAGTTGACTATACAGGTTTCGGTTGGTTATTAATTAAGCACGGTGTTTTTGAAAATGAAGGACTACCATATCCTTGGTTTGCACCAAAAATGCAAGTCTTTGAGTCTGGTGAAGTGCAGGATATGTGCGGAGAAGATGTATCATTCTGTTTAGATGCAAAGGATGCAGGATTTGAGATCTGGTGTGATCCAAGAGTTCGTGTTGGACATGAGAAGATGAGAGTTATCTAATGGCAGATCGTTATGACATTTATATCAAAGAGCAGTTAAAGTTTTCAGATCTATCTGAATTTGAGTTCTTTGATATGATGGAAGATTTAGCAATTGAATTTTATCAGACAGGTAAACCAAATCCTGCTGATATACGTACTGAAATTAAAGGAGATTAATTATGGCGACCAAATCGCTCGGTTTTACAGCAGGTGGAGTGAACACCAGACCGAAAAAAACATCACAGGGAAAGGGAAAACATACAAGATATTCAGCAACGTCGCGTAACTCGGCTCGTAAAAGATACCGAGGACAGGGAAAATGAATTGTTGGCACTGCAATACAGAGTTAATTTGGGGTGCCGATTTTAACGGTGAAGATTATGGTGTTGAGGAAGAGTACGCGATTGTCACAAATCTCTCATGCCCTAAATGTGAATCTTTTGTACAAGTCTATTATCCAAATCAAAACTAATGTCGACTTTAATTACAAATTTACCTTCTTATGAAGTGTGGGTAAGAAAAGAATATTTAACCGACCATCAAAGTGGTCACGGTGAATTTGTTAAAGGAGTCTGGGTTTCTGCAAAAAGTATACCTGGTCGTGCCTTTTATTTTGAAACATATTTACCGGAATATGCGGCAATGTTTGATAAACTGCCAATTTCGGCATTTCTCTCGTCACCAGAAATACCAGATCCGGATATGACACTACATAATCTTCAGTTTTGGAATTGTATGGACTATGGGGTAGTTGCAGTGCAGAAACAATTCATCGGAAGTATGCATTATGAGGTCTATACTCGTGACTTTGGTAATCAAACAGGCACTTACATATGCACTTTAGACAATTATCATGAGAGTGTAGACGCAATTGACTACTCCACAAGTGAACAACCTGCTGAACACAAGTCTCATAACCTACTTGAACTTGATAATGGACAGTTTTGCCTCTATCCAAACAACAGAATGAGGATATATGACAACAGTATCACTCCTGAGACACCTAAGACACCTGACTTTAAGGTATCAACAGTGTATTATCAGGTTGAAAATGGTCATGATCGCGATGGATTGGGTTCAGAAGAGAATTATTTCTGGAAAACAGCAAAAGAAAGAGCAAATATTGATGTTGGAGTCGGAAATACTGCAATTACAGGTACGATTGATCTAAATATTGAACCAGAATTAGGTTAAAATTATAAAAATCGTCAATTTTTCACTAGTTGGCGATTTTTTTTGTGTTTTTATCTAAATATCAATAACTATTTTTAAAAATATTGAAAAAATTGATCATATGTCCTGGTATTCCAAGGTCAGGTACTACTTCACTGTGGAAAATGTTGTATGATAGCAAAATAGTTGAAGGATTATATAAAGAATTTCATTATCTTTCTATTATGCATCATAATAATTTTGATAATTATGATGCAATAGTCCCAGTGGAGTTAATTGAACCACATAAAATGTATGTTATGCATAAAAATCAGAAAATAGGATTATTACAACCGTATAATTTGGATAATTACGTGTCATATCTTGATTCATATGCAAAACCATCTGATTTTAGTCAATCTTACTTCCCTTTACCAGAAGACTATCTACGCAAAATAAATGAAGATTTACGAAATCATTTTGATATTAAAATAATTTTGATGTATAGAGAACCAATTCAAAGATTAATCTCTTACATCGGCATGCTTCATCATGATGCTGGTTATTTTGGTATAAAACTGAAAGAGAAAACGGATTTATTCTTGGATTATGTGAATAATCCTAAGATGCAAACTCTATATAAAGATGTTAAAGACAAATTTGAAAGAGTTTTTGAGAACGTTATATGTTTGACCACCGAACATTTTTTCATAAATCAACAAAAACAAGATGAATTGAAAAAATTTCTTGAAGTATCAGAAATAAAAGCACTTTCTAAACCACAAAACGTGGCAAATTTTAATTTCGAACTACATAATTATTATATTGAACTGGCAAATACTAAATTAAAAGAGTCAATAGATTTTTACACAACACTTTTACCATAAATACACAATAAAATGACTAAAAATACTTCTAAAAACGAATCTGATCAAAAAATATTGAAAGAATTAATGTATGATGAAGGTCAATCTCTATATGATGAGGAAAAAGATCAAAAAGAATTGTTAAAAGAGTCATAAATAAATAAAAAACTGTAAAAAATGGCAATTAAACGGATATCAAGGTCTTTTAAGGACATTAGTTTGTCTTTTGAACCTCATCCTGTCACAAAAGATTTGCCAATTTTAAAAAATGAACGTTCTATTACAAGATCTGTGAGAAATATCGTTGAAACAGCACCAACTGAAAAGTTTTTTAACTCAATATTTGGATCTGATGTTCATCGTAGTCTTTTTGACTTTGTGGATTTTGGTACAGCTGCGATCATTCAAGATCAAATCAAGACTTCACTTGATAATTTTGAGAACAGAATTGAAAATGTACGAGTTGAAGTCGAACCGAATCCAGATGATAATGAATTTGAAGCAACTGTCATTTTTGATATTATAGGTCAAGAGTTTCCAACTCAAGAATTTTCCTTCGTACTTAAAGCAACGAGATAAAAATGCCAATAACAAAGTTCACTAATTTAGATTTTGATCAAATCAAAACACAAATCAAAGATTATCTTCGTTCAAATAGCGATTTTACTGATTTTGATTTTGAGGGATCAAACTTCTCAGTGTTAATCGATACGCTTGCTTATAATACCTACATCACGGCATTTAACTCAAATATGATTGTAAATGAGTCTTTCTTAGACTCTGCTACGCTCCGTGAGAACGTTGTATCTCTTGCACGTAACATTGGATATACACCACGTTCTAAGACTGCTGCAAGGGCAGAGGTAGCGTTTAAACTTAGATTACCATCTAGTAATCCACCAGATACAGTAGAATTGAAAAGAGGTTTGGTTTGTGTTGGATCTGTAAATGATACATCTTTTACATTTGCGATATCAGAAGATATAACGAAAGCAGTTGTGAATGAAGGTGATATCACAACTCCTGATTTTGTTGCAAATTTTGATAATCTACCAATAAAACAAGGAACATTTATAACAAAACAATTTATATTTGATAATTCACTAGATCAGAAATTTATTTTAGATAATCCATCCATAGACACATCAACTCTCCATGTATATGTAAAAAGAGATGAGGAAACCTCAGGTTTAGGTGTTGAATATTTTGTAGCTGATGGTTTAAATGATATTGATTCAACATCAAGGGTTTTCTTTTTACAAGAGATTAAAGATGAAAAATATGAACTTAGATTTGGTGACGGATTAATAGGAAGAAAATTAGGTTCAGATGGTATTAGCGACGGTGTTGTAATTACTGCAAACTATATTGTTACTGATGGACAGAATGGTAATGGTGCATCTACATTTTCATTTGCAGGTAACTTAACTAATACTTCAACAGGTGGATTAGTGTCAATTGTTGAAACACCAAATGTGGTTACAATTCAAAAAGCACAGGGTGGTGGTGATATTGAAGATGTAGATTCTATTAAATATTATTCTCCAAAAAGATATTCATCTCAGAATCGTGCTGTGACAGCAAGAGATTATGAAGCAATAATCAAAAATATTTTTCCTGAAACTGATACCGTTTCTGTTGTTGGAGGTGAAGAGTTAGATCCTCCTGAGTTTGGGACTGTTCAAATTAGTATAAAACCTAAGAATTCTATCTATATCTCTGATTTTACAAAATCAAGAATATTGTCTCAATTGAAAAAATTTACTGTATCCGGCATAAACCAAAAGATCGTTGATCTTAAGATTCTTTTTATTGAACTTGACATCTCAGTTTATTACAATTTTTCTCAAATATCAACTGAAGATACGTTAAAAACAAAAGTTATACAATCTTTAACTCATTATGCAAACTCAGTTAATTTCAATCAATTTGGTGGTAGATTTAAATATAGTAAATCTCTTCAAGTAATTGATAATACTGACACTGCAATAACAAGTAATATTACAAAAGTGAAAATACGAAGAGATTTAAAAGTAGCAGTTAATCAATCAGCACAGTATGAATTATGTTTTGGTAATCAATTTCATGTGGAAGCAAGTGGTAGAAATATTAAATCTACTGGATTCTTTATCACCGGAGAATCATCAATGGTATATCTTACTGATTCACCAAACGCTGATGGTGTAACAGGCACACTTGCGATTGTAAAGGAAATTGATAATAAACAAATACGTGTTGTCAGTAAATCTGCAGGTGTTGTTGATTATATTCATGGTGAGGTAAAATTATCTACTATTAATATAACTGGAACGCAAAGAAATGATGATATTATTGAGATACAAGCGTTTCCAGAATCAAATGATGTAGTTGGTTTAAGAGATTTATATTTAAGTTTAAGTGTTTCAAAAAGCACGATAAATATGTTGAGAGATTCAATTACATCAGGTGACGAAGTATCAGGAACACAATTTGTCAGAGATGCTTACACATCAAGTTATTCAAACGGTAATTTAATAAGAGAATAATATGATACAAACAGGTATTGATGCAAGAGTAAAAATTCAAGATATTGTCTCATCCCAACTTCCTAATTTTGTTTTAGATGAGTCACCAAAGGTTGTCGATTTTTTAAAAACATATTATACTTCACAGGAGTATCAGGGTGGTGCTGTTGATATCGCAGAAAATTTAGATCAATATTTAGAACTTGATAATTTAACTCCGGAGGTTGTGGTTGATACAACTTCATTATCAGTTGGTATAGGAACTCAAGAAGTAGGTGTAGTTACAGTTTCAAGCACGAAAGGATTTCCAAGTAAATATGGTTTATTAAAAATTGATGACGAAATTATAACTTATACAGGATTAACTACAAATACTTTTACAGGATTAACACGCGGATTTAGTGGTATAACAAGTTATCATGCAGATTTAAATCAAGAAGAGTTGGTCTTTACTACTTCAAACACCGGTGTCCATACTGCAGGTTCAAATATACAAAATCTAAGCACACTATTTTTAAAGGAGTTTTTTAAAAAATTTAAATCAACATTTGCACCTGGTTTCGAACAGTTAAATTTTGATAAAAAATTAAATGTTGGAAATTTTTTGAAAGAAATAAAGTCCTTTTATGAAACTAAAGGAACTGATGATGCGATTGAAATTTTATTTAGAGTACTGTACGGTGTTGATCCAAAGATAATAAATTTAGAAGAATTATTAATAAAACCATCATCTGCAGAATATTTACGAAGAGAAGTAGTTATCGTTGAAGTTTTAAGTGGTAATCCACTCGGATTAATTGGTCAAACAATTAAAAAAATTGAAAAACTTAATGATCCAAAAACTCAGGCATCTGTATCTGAGGTTGAACCATTTTTTAGAGATGGTAAAAGATACTTTAAATTTTCACTATTCATTGGATATGATGGAACTTCGTTAGTTGAAGGAAATTTTAAGATTACACCAAATACTAAAAATATTGAAAAGGTATCAGTGGGATCTTCTACGATTAGTGTAGATTCAACAATTGGATTTAGTACTAGTGGTAAAATTATATCAGGTATTAATACAATATCTTACTCCGATAAATCAATAAACCAATTTTTCGGTTGTACAGGTGTTACTTCCGAGATATTACCCACCTCTAATTTTTATTCTGATGAAATTTATTTTGGATTTGAAGATGGTGATATAAACAAAAAAGTAGAATTTAGAATAACAGGTATTTTATCAGATTTTAGACAATTATCAGAAAATGTAGTTGTATCGGAAGGAGATATAATTAAGATTAAAAATTTAGGTCAAAATGTAAAAAATCCTTCTAATAAAACGAAAAAAGAAGTTTTTGCAAATTCTTGGATTTACAATACCTCTGCTTCATATGTTGTAGATGAAATAAGTGGATCAACAGTAAATTTAAAAACTGAGGTTGATCGCTCAAGTCTTAAGAAAGGAGATTTTGTAGAGTTAGTTAATATAGATGATCCAAGTATAGTAATCTATCCTACACCCACGAGTAGCAGTCCATATGTATTGGAAGATATTGCAAAAGGTTCAAAAAGTGTTACTTTAGGAAATTTAGTAGGGATAAACACTGCATTGGAATATAAGTTAAGAAAAAAATTAAATAAAGCTGCGAGTAATTTTGTTCCAATTGATAGTGATATTACATCAGACATAAGTAATATCTACTTTGATAAAGAAAATGGATATGCTGCTTCTAACTCATTACCATCCTCTGTCAATTCAAATTTACCAAATATTAAATTTCGCGAAAATATTAATACAAAATTAAATAAATTAACTTTAAGTAGTGTAGAAAATCAAGATGCGACAACTAAATTATATTCACAAATTAAAGTAAATGAAACTGATCTTGTAAAAATATTAAGAACCGGAGATGCAATATTTTACGAATCCTCAGGAACTGAGTTAGATGGGTTAAAAACAGGTTTATATTACATTGAAATATTTGATGATAGTGCTCAATTAATTAAATTATATTCTTCAAGATCATTTATTGATAGTGAAACTTCATTAACATTTGGAGAACCAGTAGAAGGAGATACTCATTCATTTACTTTGTTCTCTCAGAGATCAAATTTAATTAAACCACGCAAATTATTAAAGAAGTTTCCTTTAACTCCTAATTTAAAAAATGGTGGAGTTAGTGAAACTATACCTGGTACAACTGGAATTTTAATCAATGGTGTTGAAATATTTAATTATAAAACAAATGATAAGGTATTTTTCGGTCCTCTAAGTCAAGTTAATATAATATCATCAGGAACTGGTTATGATGTAATTAATCCACCACAGATAGGTGTTTCAACTGGTAGTGGTTCTGATGCAGTCATCCAACCTGTTATAAAAGGAAGTTTAGTCGATGCTTTCGTAGATCCACAAGAACTTGGTATTGCAAAAGTTGTATCAATAGGAATTACTGGGGGAAATGGATCTGGTGCCGTGATTGCTCCTGTAATTGGAAAAAGATCAAGAGAATTGCAATTTGTTGCATCTGGAATTAATACTGTAACTGGTATTGGTATCAGTGCCGTGAATAATACAATAACCTTTGCAAGTCCTCATAATTTAGCTCCAGCAGAAAGGGTTATCTACAATTCACAGAATGGCACAGGAATTGGTACAAATTCGTTAACATTAGTATCAAATGAATCATATTTTATTTCATCAGAGAATTCTACCACCATTAAATTACATTTTACTGAGAATGATGCTTTATCAAGAATTAATCCAATCGGACTCAGTGAAAGAAGTGGAACACAAAAACTGATTGTAGGTAATCCTCAGGATACAATTTTAGATTTAAAAATATTAAATAGTGGAAGTAATTACTCTAATAGAACTTTAAGTATCTCAACTGTAGGTATATCTACACTCTTAAATTCAATTACATTTGAAAATCATGGATTTGAACATGGTGATAATATAGTTTACTCTAATCAGGGATCTAATATTGTAGGTTTGGATACTAATTTACAATATAAAATTTTAAAAATAAGTGATAATGAATTTGGATTAGCAAACGCTGGTGTGGGAGGCACATCATCAAATAATTTTAATCAAAACAAATTTGTAAGTTTTACAACGTCAGGCATAGGAACACAAACATTTAAATATCCTGACATCAAAGCAAGTATTGAATACATTCAGGTTGGTGGAGCAAAAACCACTGCTACAACTAGAGGAGAACTTGAAATAACTCCGGTTGTTAGGGGAGAAATTGACGATCTTTTATTAATAAACAAAGGAACAGGATATGGATCTGAAATATTAAATTTTGAGAAAAAACCAAACATTAAAATTAAAAATGGTAAGAACGCAGAGGTTAAAATTTTCGTTGATCCATCAACTACAGGTATAGGAACAGTATCAGTTGCTGCAGCAGGAACTGAATATTTTTCTACTCCAACTTTAGAAGTTATTGATACATCAGGTTTAGGTAATGGTGCAAGATTAAAGGCAGTTCTTGGTAAAACAAGCACAGGAGAGTTAAATGGTAAAATTGATAATGTTGTTATAATCAGATCAGGTATTGGTTATTCTGCAGATTCTACATCTGTTAGAGTAATTCCTGCTGGTCAAAACGCAGTGTTAACAGCAAATGTTAGATCATTGAGTGTTAATAATAATGAAAAATATGGTAATAGAGTTAACTTACTTGAGGAAAATTTACAAATTTTACAAAATGTTGTTGGTGGATATGATATCTTGTCATTTAAAGATGATGGATCTAATGTGTCTCCTATAATTGGTTGGGCGTATGATGGTAATCCAATATATGGACCATATGGTTTTAGTGATCCTGAAAAGAAAACTAATGAAACAAAATTATTAGGATCAAGTTATACATTAAATGTAAGTAATGTTATCGACCGACCATCTTTCCCCGATGGATTCTTTGTGGAGGATTATCAATATACAGGTGGTGGAGACTTAGATGAGTATAATGGAAGATTTGAAATAAATGATGATTATCCTAATGGTGTTTATGCGTATCATGCCACTGTAGATGTAACAGGCATTTCATCATTCCCATATTTTATAGGTAATAAGTATAGATCTAAAGTAGAGTCAGATAATTTTATTTTAAATCAATCATTTGATTTTATAAATTCTGATTTAAGAAGAAATACATTTCCATACAAAGTTTCTGAACTTAACGCAGGTACAGATTCATTAACTGAAACAAATGAAATAACAACTCAACTATCTGAAATACAAACTGTTGAAAGTGGTAGTGTGCAAAGTTTACAAATAATTAATGGTGGATCAAATCACAGAGTTGGTGAGGAAATAAAATTTGATAATACAAATACAGATGGTGGTGGTTTAATAGCAAAAGTATCTGAAATAAAAGGTGTCGGTGTTAATTCAATTACTTCTGATGTTCTTAGATATAATGATTCAGTCATAACGAAATTAGATAATAAAACATTAAAAATTACACCATCAAATAATCATAATCTTGTAAATAAAGATAGAGTAATAATATCTGGATTAACATCATCATTAACAGAAGTTAATGGTACCCATACAATCGGTGTTTCATCATTAACAGCAGTTGCAATATCTACTATTAGTGCTGGAACAGCAACAACTGAAATTTATGTTTCAAAATTACCAGAAAATGTGTCTGTGGGTAATAGCATCGGTATTGGAAGTGAAACATTAAAAATACTCAATATCTATGCTGGTGATAGAATTTTAACAGTTCAGAGATCTCTTCCTGCTATTGCTCATACAGCATCAACTCCACTTTATATTATACCAGATTCTTTCACTATACAAAAATCAACTAGTGATTTCAATTCAAGGGTAAATGATAAATTTTTCTTCAATCCAACAAAAACAGTGGGTTTTGGGACAGTTGCAGGTGTTACAACATCTGTTACATATGGATTTGGAGATCAATCAAGAACAAATGCAATACCTCAACAAGGAATTTATTTAGAAAATCATCCATTTAGAACAAATCAAAAAATTAGTTACAGCACACCTACTGCATCTTCAACAAATATTTCAATATCTACTTCACCAACAGGTGCCACTTTTGCTTTACCCTCAGAAGTATTTGCAGTTAGAAAAAATACTAATGTTATTGGTATAAAAACCGGCATAGGTACAGATCAAAATGGAAATCAATTTGAAGAAGTATTCTTCAGAGGAACTGTTGGTGGTGATGGAAATATTAATAGTGATCTATACTTCTTTGAAAGCAATTTTGTACAAGAAAAAGTAAACGTATCAAATGTAAAAACAACTGTTTCTCTGGCATCAAGTTTTCATAATTTAAAAGATGATGATAATATCACTCTCAGTGTAAAACCAAATATAAATGCAGGTATTGGAACTCTAACAGAGGTAAACGTAAAAAGAGATACAACCACTAATAAAATATTAATAGACCCAATAGAGGGTCTTACAACAGGTATTAAGTTGTTTAATGATGCAACTGGATCTAATGAAATTACAATTAAAAATCATAATTTAGTAACTGGTGATAAGATAATTTATTACTCTTCTCATTATGCTGTAGGATTAGGAAATAGTTCCTACTACGTAAGTGTAATTGATAATAATACCTTTAAATTATGCCAAACATATCAAAATGCAATAAGTAATCCACCAATAGAAATTGATATAACTGCGGCCGCAGGAATAACCACAGTTCATAGATTATCAAAAGTAAATCCACCCCTAAAACCAATTAAAAATAATGATTTAGTATTTAATTTATCAGACATTTCACTATTAAATCATAAATTTAAAATTTATCATGATAATAAATTTGAAAATGAATTTGTTTCAACATCATCAACCACTGGATTTAATACTCCGGTTGGAATAGTCACTGTAGGTATGACTAATTCTAGATTTACTATTGGTTATGGTGTTAGTTTACCAGAAAAATTATATTATAATCTTGAAAAAGACGGAGTAAGATTAACAGCAGATACCGAAGTTCAAGATTATTCTGAAATACAATATGTGGATAGTGTTTTCAATGGAAAATACTCTATTTCAAATGTTGGGGTTAGTTCTTTCACAGTGGATGTAGATAAAATTCCTGAAAAAACATTTTATCTATCTAATGAATGTGATTTATTAGAATACAATACAAATTCTGGATTAGCTACTGGAACAATAAGTAATGTCAATTTGATCGCTGGTGGTTTTAACTATAAAAAATTACCTTCATTTGTGGGGGTAGGAACCACAACTGAACAGGATGCAATTATAATTCCAAGATCAACAACCATTGGTAATATTAAAAAAACAAGAATAATTAACGAAGGATTTGAATACTCATCCGATAAAACTCTTCAACCGGAAGCATTGATACCTAAATTTATTGAATTAACAGGTTCAAGTGCTATCTCAAGTGTAGAGATTCAAGATGGTGGTAGTGGATTTATAAAAAGTCCAAATTTACTTGTAATTGACACTAACCTTGGACAGTCGGTTGATGGACTTTTAACTGCTAACTTGAATGGAACTTCAATTAACAAGGTGGATGTAGTTTCATCACCCACTGGATTGTCTAGGGGAGAGGTAAAATTAGTTACAACAAATAATAGCAATGGTATTAGCATACAAAAAATAGATGCAAATGCAGGTGTATCAACTTTTGTGTTGTCTATTACTAAACCTGCGGGTGGATATCCTGTAAACCCATTTAAAATTGGTGATGCTGCATTTATTGAAGGTATTAAAAGAGTTGGAACTGCTGGATCAGGATTTAACTCATCAGATTATGGATTTAATTTTTTACCTATAACCAATTATGATACTTCAGGTATTTTTGATAAAATAACTGTAGATGCATCAGAATTTACTACAAATGTAGGACTTGCTCAAACTATACAATCATCTTTTGCTATAATAACAAACTCAAACGTATATCCAAAATTTAAATTAAATTTTGAAAGATCAATATTTATAGTAGGTGAAAAATTATTAGTGAACAATATTGAAAGAGATTTGACAGTAGTTGAAAATTTCCAAGATAGTTTTATCAAAGTTATAGGTTTATTTGAATTGCAAAATAATGACATTATTGTTGGTAAAAAATCTAAAAATAGTGGTAGAATTGAAAAAATAACAAATAATCAAGGTGATTTTATTGTTAGTTACTCTTTAGTGAGAGATTTTGGATGGGAAACTAATACTGGTAAATTAAATGAGGATAATCAAGTAATTCCAAATAATGATTATTATCAAAATTTATCTTATTCAATACAAAGTCCTATAGAATGGAATAAATTGGAGAGTCCAGTCAACAATTTAGTTCATACAGTTGGAACTAAGAATTTTGCAGACACTGGAATTACATCAACAACTAATGTATCAATTGCAGTTTCTGATCAGACTCTGATCAGTCGTGATATCATAGAGAATCTAAGAGTGGATACATTATTTAATTTTGATCAGGCAAGAGATTCATTTGTTGGTTTGCAAACTAATTTAAGTGAAGATGCAAGTGATGTAGATACCACTAAATCAAAATTCATACAATTAAAAAATACAAGATTAACTGATTTTACAGAATCTAGCACAAATGATGTCATATTGATTGATGATATAAGTTCTAATTTTTCAAATATTGATGGAGAACCTATAACTGAGATAGATGTTACACAAGTTAATCCAGTTGATAGTTTTAATAGTATATTAGTGATGGCAAATAATTTAGATGGAAATCAAATTTCATTATCTGAGTTAATTATTTTGAATAGCAATCAAAATGCATCATTGTTAAATAAATTAAATTTACTAAAAGATTATGCTATAAGACCAGTATCTGGTAATGAAGAAACTTCAATTCATTTAGTGGATGAAAACTTTGTTAATTTTGAATTGTCAACTAATCAACTACCGGACGGAACTCAAAAAACATTTTTAAAATTTAGACCCACTGAAGAAAATATATTTAAAAATGATTATGATCTTAAAATTATAGAAAATAAATTTAATACATCTTTGACAGGTATCGGAACAAGTTCATTTGGTTTAATTGATATCAGTAGTTCTGTGGTTGGAGTGGGTACAACATCAGATATCGCGGGAACAACTGAGAGTATCATATCTGGTATATCGACTGTTAATGTTGATAGTTTATTTGTTCAGTCTCAAATAATTGATCAGATCACAAACCAAGTTGAATATGTTGAGACATTGGTTACCCATAATGGGAGTGACACCTTCAAATCCCAACAAATATTTGATACAAGTTTTGGAAATTTAAGTTTTGGTTTGTCAACTGCTACTATAAGTCCAGATATATCAGGCGGTGTTCTATCAATTAATGTTAATAACGTATCAAATAATAACTTAAAAGTTAAATCAAAAATTATTGGTTTTGGAAATACATCGCTCGGAACCTCATCTTATAGATTTCTAGCATCTGGTCAAGCAGGTGGATCTGAAAGAAGTGCCATTGTTTCTTCAAATTTTGATACTGGAGTGGGTGTTAATACTGTAGCAACATTTGATAAAGAATCGTTCACAGCGTTTAAATCAACAGTTCATGTTGGAACAGGAACTTCTGAAGCATTACATCAAGTATTGTTAATACAAAACGAGAATACATCAAATATAGTACAATCACAATTCTTATCGGTAGGTAACAACACAGGATCCTCCGCTTATGATAATGCCATAGGTCTTGGCACATTTGTATCAAGATTTGTGGGTGATAATATTGTTTTAGAATTTCACCCCGATAATACTACTGACACAACTACAATAAAGAGTTTAAATGAAGCATTCTATCGTCAGTTTGACCCACTAACATTAAAAGGTGAGAAAAATGAACCAAACGATATAAATTTTGGTAAAATTACACAATCATTTAAATATAAACAATATAATGCAATAAATGGTGCTAGAATTAATAAATTATCTTTCAAACTTAAAAATAATGGTTTCCCAATTTTTGCACAATCATTCGATCCATCAGATAATGGAATTGTAAGTTTTACAACAGGAACATTTAGTATTCCGAATCATAACTTTAGAAATCAAGAGGAGTTGATATACACACCAAAATCAACATTTATTGGTGTTGGATCCGAAGCGATGATATATCAACCTGGTGCTGGAACTACTGGCGTACTACCTTCAACAGTCTTTGCTGTTGTTAATGCAAATGATAAAAATACTTTCCAAATATCAACCAGTAGAACTGGATCAGCAGTTACTTTCACAGAAGCAGGTGAAGGTAATGCTCATCAATTTGAGATGAGTAAGAGTCTTACAAAAGCAGTAATAAGTTTAGACGGAATTGTTCAAAATCCCATTGCAAGATCAAACTTAACATTCTCACTATCAGGAAATGGTGGATCCATAGGAGTGGGACAAACTATATTCAGATTAAACTCTATTGCAGATTTGAATATTACTGATCTAATTAAACTAGATGATGAGATTGTTACAGTTAATAACGTTGGTTTTGGAACCACTAATATCGGACCTATTACTGGTACTGGTTTAATTCCTCTTGTACAAGTTGATAGAGCTTCTGTTGGAACTCAAAAAGCAACTCATACTGATACAACATCTGCGATTTTATTCAAGGGATCATATAATATTAAAGATAATCAAATATTCTTTACGGATCCACCAAGAGGTGACATAAGAAAGGAATTGAATGTATCTGGATTACCTCCAGCCAAGTCTGATTTTAATGGTAGAGTATATTTAAGAAACGATTACAGTACAAATAAAGTATATGATGATATATCAAATCAATTTACAGGTATTGCTTCAGTATTTACTTTAAAATCTGGAGGTATTAATACAACAGGTGCAGGGCAGTTAGCAAGAAATGGTTTATTGTTTATAAACAATGTTTTCCAAACACCATCCACTGATAATAATCCAAATAAAAATTATAAGATTATTGATAATGGTAGCACAACTACACTTGAGTTTTCAGGTATAACAACAATTACTGATGGTGCACTTATTAAGAGTGATACTGATATCAATCAAAATGAATTACCAAGAGGAGGAGTAATTGTATCTCTTGGATCAACTGGTGGACTTGGATATGCTCCCTTAGTTCCTGCTAAAGTCAAACTATTAGTTGGAACAGGTGCAAGTGTTGGTATGGTTACCTCAGTCGTGGGTGTGGCATATTCTGGACCTACAAACAGTATTTCCACTGCATCTTATAATAATAACACAGGTATTTTACAAATAACAACTGTAGATAAACATAATTTAATTGTTAATGGATCTGATGATCAGGTCATTTTGGCAGGATTGGCATTTACCTGTACATCTGGTGGTGTTGGAATCGGTTCTGGTCTGTTTCCCGATGGGACGATTGGAAATCAATTCCCTGTCGTTTCAGTATCATCTACAAATACATTTAAGACACAAGTTGGAACAAGCACAATACCTCACACATATATCGGTGGAGGAACAGTCAAAGTATGGTATGGTGACTTAACATTTGGATCAGGATATAATCGTGTTTCAGTTGCTGCTACAGTATTTGATCCTGGTTATAACCACATCTTCGTGAGTGCAGAAGAGAATTCAGTTTATGTTGATCTTTGGGGACAAAACGCAAAGACACCTACAGATGCAACTTATAATCCGGTGACTGGAAATCTTGTATTAACTATCGTAGGTCACGGATTGACAACGGGTAATTTAATTGGTATTAATACAAATTCAATTGTATTCTCTTGTTCAAAAGATAATTACTCAACAAATCATCCATATCCAAGAAAAACTGATCCAGTATCAGGTATACTAACTTCAATTATATCATTCGATACAGATTCAATCACAGCATTTGTTGGTAAGAACGTAGGTTCTGGTGCGACAATCACTGCTGAGATTGGTGTTGGTGGTGCTTTATCATTTAATATACCTCATGCTGGAACTGGATATAAAGAACCAAAACTATTCACACCAAGTCCATCATATGATGATATGCCTATCGTGGGTGTATCAAGAGTTGGAACTGGTGCAACCACTGACACTGGAACAGGTGCTCTTATTACCGTTGACGTGAATAATTCTGGTGTTACTGGCATTGGATCAACATTATTCTCTGTTAAGAATTTTGAGTTGAGTAGAACCGGTTATGGTTTTAAGAAGGGTGATAAATTTACACCAGTTGGTTTAGTTACTGATGTAAGTTTAGATAAACCTATATCAGATTTTGTTATAGAAGTTATTGAAACATATACAGATAATTTCTCATTCTGGCAATTTGGTGAATTAGATTATATTGATGATATTAAAGATTTACAAGATGGTTCTCGTGTAAACTTCCCACTATTCTATAATGGTGATTTAATAAGTATTGAAGCAAAAGAGGGTTCAGACATTATTCTTAAAAATTTATTAGTTATTTTTGTAAATGGTGTGCTACAACAACCTGATATAAATTATCAGTTTGAAGGGGGAACATCAATTTCATTTACCACAGCACCATCAATAGAGGATAATGTATCAATATACTTATATAAAGGTCAAGATGGTGTTGATACCATAGTAAACACGAATATAAAACCACTTATTGAAGTTGGAGATCTTGTTCAGTTAACAAAATCAGATGGAATTAGCACTTCAAAGCAACAAGATAGGAGAACTGTTTTTGATTTATCTCTTAAGGATAAGTTTGAGACAAATCTATATTCTGAGCAAGGTATAGATTCAAACAATTTTAGAGGTATACATCTCATTAAACAAAAGCGTGATACAAGAATTGAAGGTAGAAATATTTCAAAAGTAAGAGATTCAATTGAACCTCAGATTTATCCAACTGGAAAAATTATATCAGACTTGACAACTACAACTTCTCAAATATATGTTGATAATGCAAAATTCTTTGATATTGAAGGATCAGCATCCAGTGATGGATTTGATGCAAAGATAGTTTCTGGTGCACCTTTACCATTGGTGGGTATCACAACTATTGATGCAACTGTATCTGCAGCAGGAACAGTTTCAGGTTTGACAATCGTTGGTGGAGGAAGTGGATACACATCTGCACCTACAATATCAATTGGAAGACCAACAGGTAATGGTATTGGGGCAGGTTTAACATTTGTTCAATCAGATGGATCTATCGGTGTTGCTACAACTGCAACAGCAACTGTTACTATTACAAATGGTGTAATAGATGGATTTGCAATTACAAATCCTGGTTTAGGATATACAATCGCTCCACAAGTTCTTGTTCGTCCACCTGTTGCTATAACAGAGGGAATTACATCTGTAACATCTGTCACTGGTTTCTCAGGAATTATTACTGGCATTGCTCAAAAACAGATATCTGGCACCAACGCTTTAAGATTCCAATTAGAAAGAACTGATGCAATTGCAAATTACACTGGTTTAAATGTAGGTGATTACATATTCATTGATGATACAACTGTTGGTCATGGTATCACATCAAGAAATGAAACTGGTTTGTCAGATGTTGCAATCGGATCTACTTTTGTAGATAACATATATCAAGTTCAAGAAATTAGTAATGTTGGGATTGCAGGTTCAATTATGTGCCATGCGGTTATGAGTGCTATTGATAATTCATTAGACGTGAGTGGGGATAAACTTGGCACCTTCTCATTTGGTAAAATATCATCACTAAATAGAAGTTCCACACCTATTTCAATTGGTGTAACAGGATTAACTGTAGATTCAGGGTTGTCAACCTTCCCAACAATTCAGAGATCAGGTGGATCTTATACTCTTAGACAAACAGGTGCTTTGCCTAAGGTCATCTAAACTGTATAAATATCTAAAAAACTATAAATATGCCAGCCGTAGTCACAGATCAATTTAGAATATTCAATGCTAATAATTTCATAGATTCATTATTAGATACCTCTAATAATTATTATGTATTTTTAGGATTAGTAAATCCATCTCCTGCAAGTATAGGTTTTGGTAGAACTGATGTTGCCAAAGTACCGTCTAATCCTATTGATAATCTTCAATTTAGATCACATTTTAGAGATACTTCACTTTTTGGTAAGAAAATTACAGCAGCTAATGTCAGAAGAGTTATTAGAAAAGTTTCGTGGGTTAGAAATACAAAATATGACATGTATCGACATGATTACAGTTCATTGAATCTCTCACCTAATACACAAGTTTCTAATTTATATGACTCTAACTATTATGTTATTAACAGTGATTTTAGAGTTTATATATGCATAGATAATGGATCTTCTGGTGGACAAGGGACAGAGACTGCAAAAGGAGAAAATTCACTTGATGAACCCATACATACTGATTTAGAACCACAAGGAGGAACAAGTGGTGATGGTTACCTATGGAAATATCTATTCACGATTTCACCGAGTGATATAATAAAATTTGATTCCACTGAATTTATTGTCCTTCCAAATGACTGGCCAACATCAAGTGATTCATCAATACAGGATGTAAGGGAGGCAGCAGACTCAAGAATTAATAAAAACCAAATAAAAAAGGTATATATTGAAAATTCTGGTAGCAGTTCATCACAAGTGTATCAAGAGGGAACAAATACTTTAAATATTCTTGGTGATGGCACAGGAGGAAAGGTTAGTGTAACGGTAAATGCAAATGGAAAAATAACAGACGCAACAGTTTCTGAGGGTGGATTTGGATATACTTATGGTATAGTTGATTTAAAACCAATCCAAGCAACATCAACAATAAATCAAATAGATAGAGCAAAATTGATCCCAATAATACCACCATCAAGAGGTCATGGATTTGATCTGTATTCTGAATTGGGTGCTGATAAAGTTTTGGTCTATGCAAGATTTGATGATTCTACACCGGATTTTCCAACTGATACTAAATTCGCACAAGTTGGAATTGTTAAAAATCCAGAACAATTTAGTAATGATAGTTTATTTTCTGGAAACACATTTTCAGCAACTCACGCAATCAAATTAGATTCGGAACCATCATCAACACCAACAATCGGTGTTGAGATTACACAAAATACAGCAGAGGGAACCGCAAGGGGTTATTTAATTTCTTATGATTCAACAACCAATGTTGCCAAATTTTCAAGAGATCGTTCATTATACTTTAGTAATGGAAAAGATCAAACTGACAACATTGATGTTAACACTATTTCAAAAATTGTTGATTTTGAAGCAGGTTCAACTGTAAGTCCTTTAAATGTAGGTGTTCAAGATTTTAGTGGAATTACAACCACTGTTAATTCAAAAATTATAGATCTTGGAGTTAATTTTACAAATGGAGTCGCAGATCCTGAGATAAATAAGAAGACAGGTGAATTAATTTATATTGATAATCGTTCATTAGTTTCAAGAGATCCTCGCCAAAAGGAAGATATCAAAATTATTCTGGAATTTTAAAAAATGGCACAAAAAACAAATTTAAATGTAAGTCCATATTTCGATGACTTTAATCCTGACAACAATTTCTACAAAGTATTGTTCAATCCAGGATTTCCAGTTCAAGCAAGAGAATTAACAACTTCACAATCAATTTTGCAAAATCAAATTGAAGATTTTGGTAGTCATATTTTTAAACAGGGGTCAGTAGTAATACCAGGAAATATAGTTTTTGATAATAGTTATAATTCAGTCAAATTAAATGCTACTAATTTTGGTATTGATATTTCAGTATATTTGGATAAATTTATAGGGAAAACAATAACAGGTAAAATATCTAATGTTAGTGCTACCATTGAAAAAATTGCATTACCAAGTACAGATCCAATTGATGATATAACAATATATGTAAAATATATTGATAGTGATAATAATTTTACTAATTCTATATTTGAAAATGGAGAAGCGTTAATTTGTAATGAAAATATTGCTTATGGAAACACAACAATATCAGCAAATACTGATTTTGCAAGTGTGGTGTCGGAAGATGCAACAGCAAAAGGTTCAGCAGTATCAATAGGTGATGGTGTATTCTTTATAAGAGGTTATTTTGTAAAAGTATCACAACAAACTATAATATTAGATTATTATACTAATAATCCATCATATCGTGTTGGTCTTCAAGTTACAGAATCATTTGTTGGATCTAAGGATGATGATTCATTATTTGATAATGCAAAAGGTTTCACAAATTTTGCTGCGCCTGGTGCTGATAGATTAAAAATAACTTTATCTCTTACTAAAAAATTATTAACTGATTTAGAAGATACTGATTTTGTTGAACTTATCAGATTAGATGAGGGAAAAATTAAAAAAGTAGCAAAAAAAACAAGATATAATTTAATTCGAGATTATCTCGCTGAAAGAACATTTGATGAGTCGGGTAATTATACTGTAAGACCTTTTATTCCATCATTACATAATTCTTTAAATGATAAAATTGGAACAAATGGAATTTATTTTAGCAATCAAAAAACAGATCAAGGTAATACACCTTCAGATGATTTAGCTTGTATTCAGTTATCACCAGGTAAGGCATATATTAGAGGATATGATGTTGATAAACCTCATGTTTCAATAGTTGATATTGATAAACCAAGAGACACTGATACAATTAGGAACGTAAGCGTACCATTCAACTCTCCTAATATTTTAAAAGTTAATCGAGCACATGGTGTTCCTAAAAATGGAGAAATAGTTGAATTATACGATCAAGTTAAAAATGCAGGATCTGGAATAGGTAGTGCAAGAGTTTACGGATTTAATCTAACAGATGCAGCGTATGAAGGTGATAAAACAAATTGGGATTTACACTTATATGATATACAAACATATACGAAATTAATTGTTAATACATCAAAATATGGAAATGAAGATATACCAAGGTCATCATTTATCGAAGGAAAAAGTAGTGGTGCAACAGGTTTCGCAGTCGATGGAATTAACAACACTGACACAATACAACTTCGTCAAACATCTGGAACTTTCATAGCAGGGGAATCTCTTGTAGTGAATGGTGCTGATTTATCAATTGGTATAGGCACTGTGACTGTTTTTGATACAAGAAGTATTAAATCTGTGAAACAAACAGGAGTAACTGGTTTTCCAGACTTTTCTGCAGACTCAATTTTAGAAAAGTTTAGATTACCCAGTGGTGTTGTTAAGTTAGATGTTAGTAATTCAGGAATTGCCACTGCCCCTTTAATCAATGGTGGTTTTGGGGGTCTTAGAGTGAATGATATAATTAGATATTTCAATCCACAATACTCACAAGAGGTTTTCAATAGAGTTTCAGCAATATCAGATACTAAAACAGAGATTACTTTAGCGGAGATAAACGCAGGTGTTACCACTGCAAATATATTTGGAAGTTTACCAGCTGCAAGTGATGTTAATCTTCAAGTAGATGCATTTTTATCAGTTCCTAATTTAAGATCAGGTGTTGGTTTATTTGCTCCACTACCAGATGCAAATGTATCATCATTAGATTTAGATAGATCAAATTTAATTCTAAATCAACAGGTCACTAGTAAAACTGCATCCGGTAACGCAATAACAGTTAATACATCAGATATTACAGGTATTACAAGTGTTTCATTCTCAACTTTTGATGAGGAGAGATATTCTGTTCATAGAAGTAATGGTTTGGGATCAACGGTCACAAATGATACGTTTTCTCTTGGAGCAAATAACTTTACAATTACTAATTTAACAAATGGTGCTATAGTTTTAAATACAACTATCCAAAAAAACTTTATTCAAAGTAAAAAGAAAATATACAATAGAAGTCAAAAATTAAATGTAACAGGTTCAACTAATAAGACTTCAGGTATAAGCACTGCATTAGGTGATGGCACAGCAAACGTGGCAGATGGTTTAACATTTAATAAATTTTTTGGATTAAGAGTTCAAGACAAAAGAATATCATTAAATTATCCAGATGTTGTTAAAGTAATCGCAATTTATGAATCAGTTGATGGAACAACACCAACTTTAGATGTAATAAAATTCAGTGCCTCTGCTGGAGTATCTGAAAATGCTATAGTGGGAGAAAATATATCCGCTGAAAGTTCAAATTGTATAGCAAGAGTTATTTCAACAAATGCTGATGGTGATCCAAATAAATTAGAAGTTGTATATTTAAATTCTACAAAATTTGTATCTGGTGAAAAAGTATTATTTGATGAATCAAATATTGAAACAACCATTGAAACAATTTCTATTGGAAACAAGAAAGATTTAACTAACTCCTATAAATTGGATAAAGGTCAAAACCCAGAATATTATGATTATTCAAGTATTGTAAGAAATAAAGGAGTTGCAGCACCAACTAATCCATTACTTGTTATTTTTGATTATTATTCAGTACCAAGCACTGATTCTGGTGACTTATTCACAGTTTTAAGTTACGATGATGAGCGTTTTGCTACGGACATACCAAACGTTGATGGTTTTAGAGCAACAGACACACTTGATTTTAGACCAAGAGTTGATGTTTTTAGTTCAACAACAAAATCACCTTTTGATTTTGATTCAAGAACATTTACAGGATCTTCAAATAAGTTTTTAAAAGTTGGTGAAGGATCTATCGTAGATTATGAATATTATCTACCAAGAATCGATAAATTATACCTCAACACAAAAGAGGAATTTGTAGTTGAACAGGGAGTTCCTGCAAGATATCCAAAACCACCTAAAAAAAATAATGATTTATTACAGATTGCCCAGATAAGTCTTCCTGCGTACCTTTACAATCCTCAAGATGCAATCTTTAAGTTGATTGATAATCGCAGATATACCATGAGAGATATTGGTGGTATTGATAGAAGAGTTAAAAATTTAGAGCAAGTAACATCACTTTCATTATTGGAATTAGATACTAAAACATTACAAATACAAGATTCTCAAGGTAATAGTAGATTTAAAACTGGATTCTTTGTTGATGATTTCCAGAATACAAATTTTATGAATTTAGGTTTATCAAAATCTGAAATAAATCCTGAAGATAATGAATTGATTCCAATTAGATCAAGAAATACAATAAAAGTTGATCTTGCTCCATCAGATGTAAATGATAATACTGAAAATTTTGCTTTAATTGATTCAAATGTTCAAAAAACTGGAAGAGTTATTACTTTAAAATATGAAGAGGTGGGTTGGATTGAGCAACCATTTGCAACCACTGCGGAGAACGTCAACCCATTTCACGTCGTGATTTACACAGGTGATATTGAGTTAGATCCATCAAACGATATATTTACTCGTACTATTCAATTAGAAGACGATAATATTAGTAGAACTGTGAATCGTGAAGTTGAATTGAATCAAAATATAGATTTAGGAGTTGTATCTACACAAACAACCAATATAGATTTAAGAAACAGTAATGATCGTAGACTTCATAGAAGGGGGACTGGTACTTTTACTCAAAGCACAAGAACAGATGTTTCATCAAATGCAAGAAATTCATTTACAACAACTGATGTTGCCATAAGAAATGTTTTAATTTCTTCTGGAAATGAAACATTTATGAGATCAAGAAACACTGAATTTTTTGCATCAAGTCTAAAACCAAAAACAAGATATTATCATTTCCTTGATAGTAGAAGTAATGTTGATATAGTTCCTAAACTAATAGAAATTAAAAAGGCAGATGGTCAAGATGGATCCGATGGTGTATTTCAAATTGGTGAAACTGTAATAGGATCTGTTGGTAATGAAGATTTAGTAAGATTTAGATTAGCAACTCCAAACCATAAAAAAGGTGTTTTTAATAACCCATCAGTTACATATACTTCTAATCCTTATACAACTGTCCCCGCTGGTGGTGCTCAAATTAGTTTACCAACAACTTACAGTCAAACATCAACTGTATTAAATGTAGACACCAAAGCATTGAGTGAAGAAGCAGTTGGATCTTTCTTTGGATATGTATTAAAAGATATGAAACTTGTTGGTCAGACAAGTGGAGCGACAGCGTTTGTTAAAGATGTTCGTTTAATATCAGATGTGCAGGGAGATGTTATAGGCACATTCTTTTTAAGAGATCCGAACGCTTTACCTACTCCTGCTGTTAGAATTGAAAATGGAACTAAAACATTTAAATTAACTTCAAGTGAAGTTAATGATCCAGGAATACCAGGTTCAAATGATGTATCTTCTGCGGAAATAAACTATATCTCAAATGGATCTATAGACAGGTGGCAAAATGAAGTTACATCTACAGATTTTGTGACTGACATCGATCTTACAACAAATGTAGGATTTAATGTAAACAATGTTGAAAATGTTACAGAATCAGCAGATTTAGATGACCCACTTGCTCAAACATTCGCTGTTGGTGGTAATATAGAAGCACCATCTGTTATAGACACGAATGATGATATTGATGGAGCATATTTGACTGCTGTTGAAATATATTTTGCAAAAGTTGATCCTAATAATTCTCCAGTTAATATTCAAATAAGAACAACTCAACTTGGAATTCCAACAAGGAGAGTTATAGGAAGCACTGTTACCTTAAATCCAGACTCAGTTGTAGGTACCGATGAAGATGGTAATGATATCTTACTCAAAAATAATACATCAACAGATGGTGAGAAAGGAACTAAAGTCACATTCCCAGAACCCATATTTTTAGCACCCGGTAGAGAGTATGCTGTAGTTTTAGTTGCAGATAAAAGTAAAGATTATGAAGTTTGGACTGCCATAATGAACGAACCAACTGTAAATACACAAAATTTACCTAACGCAGAGCAAACAACATACTCAACTCAGTTTGCCATGGGATCATTATTTAAATCACAAAATGGTTCAATATGGTCTGAAAATCAATATCAAGATATGAAGTTTAAATTATACAAAGCAAACTTCACTTCTGAATCAGGCACAGCAATATTCTATAATCCAAGTATTATAACTGAAGATAATCCTACTCCTGATGAAAATACACTCGAATCACCAAAACTTCTAGATAACCCAATCGAAACATTACCTAAGACAGGGTTTGTAGGGGTTACATCGATCTCAAATGCAGATTTAGTAGGAATTGTTACCACAGGTAGAAAGATACACGCAAGAGGGTTTGTAGACAACACAGCAGTGATTACTGGAGTTGGTGCGAAAGTCCTCGGTGTCGGAATCATGACCGGTGGTGTTAGATATGCTGCTTCTACAGGTCTTGGAGCTGAATTTGATACTTATCCAATTTCAACGAAAGGCACAGGATTAAAATTGAAAATTAGTAGTATTGATGCAAACGGTAGTGTTACTGGCACTGAAATCAATAGCAACGGTGAAGGATATAATATTGGTGATATTGTTGGAATTGCAACAGATCAAGCATTTGGATCAAAGGGACAGGGAGCACAACTTGTAATTAATTCTGTTGGTGATGTAGATAGATTATATCTAACAGATATACAAGGATCTGACGCTTCATTTACTGCTTCAATTAATGATCCACTTCAAGTATTCAATCCAACATCTATGTCACTTAATTCATCTATCCTAGTCACAAGTTATACTGCAGATGGTGGAGTAAATGATGGTAAGCATATTAAGGTAAATCAGTTTGATCATGCATTATATACTACAACAAATAAAGCAAAACTCACTTCTATTGAACCAACTACAAAATTAGTTGAATTGCCAAGTAGTATTACTGCAACAGCAACTTCATTAGAGGTTGGTGCTGCAAATACATCAATATTTGCATTTTTTGAAGGTTCACCAGTTGGTGCTGCAAACACAGGATACTTTAAATTAGGAAGTGAAATAATTGGTTATGAAACTGTCGGAGCAGAAACATTAGGAACTCTTACAAGAGGAGTTGATAATACAATTGCTCAGTCTCATGGTCAGGTGGGAGTTGTTAATTTACAAAAATATGAATTGAACGGAGTATCACTTAGAAGGATCAATGGTATTACTAACAACGTAAGCAATAGTGGTATTATCGATTTGGACTCATACTTCTTGTCAATTGATATGTCCTCAACAAATGGAACTATTAGGACAACTGATTTAAGTGAAATATCAGGTATTGGTAGTTTACCTGCTTTAAGTTTTAATACCAACAGAATAGTTGGTGGTAATAATGCTCATGCTTCGCGAAATATTATGTTTGGAGCAGTTGTTCCATCGTTTGCATTATTCAATCCTGGTTCGACAACATCTGCAAATTTATCAATGAGAACAGTGACAGCAAGAAGTGTTGGTGGACTAGAGGTTCCATTTATAGATGCGGGATTTGAAAATGTAATAAACAATGAATATAATTCATTATCAACACCAAGATTAGTGGCATCTAAGTTAAATGAAGATGCTTATCTTTCAAATTTACCTAGAAATAAATCTTTGACAATGAATGTCACATTAAATAATGGTGGGACATCAGCATTATCACCTGTAATACGAACTGATACATCCTTTGTTGAATTAATAAACCATCGTCTTAATAATCCTGTTGGATTAGATAATTATGCTACAAGTAAATCTGTAAATTCAATTTTAGATGACCCCCATGCAGCAACATATGTAACAAACATTATTACATTAGCGAGACCTGCTACGTCATTAAAGGTTCTATTATCTGCTTACAGAGATCAAAGTGCAGACTTTAGAGTTTTATACTCTCTCATTAGAGCAGATTCTGATGGTGTTGAGCAGGAGTTTGAACTATTTCCTGGTTTCAAAAATTTAGTTGATACAACTGAAGATGGTTTTGGAGATTTAGTAATTGATCCATCAAAAAATGATGGTAGACCTGATTCATTTGTTCCTGCAAGTTTAGAAGATGAATTCTTAGAGTATCAATTTACTGCAGAGAATTTAGATCTATTTACAGGTTTTGTGATTAAAATTGTAATGTCTGGTACTAATCAGGCAAGACCTCCAAGATTCAAAGATTTGAGGGCAATCGCAGTCAGATGATAAGAGTAGAAGGACACAAAAACTTATATCGTGATGAAAATTCAGGTGCAATTATTAATTGTGATTATACTGCATATGATAACTACGTTCGTGGATTAAAGGTTAATGAGAAAAAAACAAATGAAATTGAACAGATGAAAAGTGACATTCAAGATATCAAGGATGCTCTTAAAGAATTAAAGGAGGGGATTAACTTAGTCATAAATAGTAAATAATAGAGTATTGTATAGATGGCTGTATTCGTATCAAATATTGTAATTAATTCAGGAACATCTTTTGCGGAAACATTTTCATTAGAATCTGCTAGTACGAATTCAACGTTTGATCTTACAGGTTTTACTGGTGCTTCTCAAATGCGAAAACATCCAGGTGCATCAACTGGACACGATTTTACAGTCGAATTTCCAGAACCAACGACAGCAGGACAAATTATTTTGAGTATGACTGCTACAACAACTGCGACAATCAAACCAGGTCGTTATGTTTACGACGTTGTTATAACTCAAGGGTCGAATAAACAAACAGTTGTTGAGGGAAATGTGTTAGTTAGAGAGGGAGTCACACGTTAATGGCAAACATCAAAGTTCGTGTAGGACAACAAAATGCTGTTAAGGTCATTGCTGCTGCTTCTGGTGGTTCATTAAACGCTGAAACAGCAACAAATGTAGTTGGAGGTATTGCTTCAGTATCACAACTCTCTGTTGGTGAAGTCGCTGGAATGTCTGGTGTCTCCACATTCTTTGGTGTATCTAATTTTCAAAAAGGACTTGTCGTAAATGCTGGTGTATCTACATTTACTGGTTTAACGACAACCTTTGGTGATTTATTTGTAGGTGGTAATTTAAATGTTGCAGGGATAGGTACTTTTGGTGTAGGAACTTTAACACTTGATGGTGATAATGACATTATCAATGTAGGAACTGGTGTAACAATCGGTAGTGCAGAGGGTATATTTACACCTTCATTATCAATATCTGGAGTTCTTACTGCCACATCTTTGAATATAACAGGGGTATCAACATTAACAGGCATAGTCACCACTGGAACTGATTTATTTGTTGGTGGAGATTTATTTGTACAAGATGATTTAGTTTTTGATGAATTACTTGCAAGAAACGCAATTTACAGTGGTTTTATAAGTGTTGCAGGAGTATCCACACTAACTGGAATTGTAACAACAGGCACTGATCTTTTTGTGGGAAGAAATTTAATTATACCAAAAAATAGTCAATCAGAATCACTAAATATTACAGGAGTATCAACATTTGTTGGAATAGGAACATTTGAAAGTAATTTATTTGTTGCAAATACTTTAACAGCAGGATTAATTGATGGAGGTGCGTTCTAATGGCAAAACCAAGC